GATGGGCGTTGGCGTCTTGTTGTGCCAAAATATTGTCGGCAAATGGTGGAGTTACGGAAAATCTCGCGGCGACTGGTGTGAGACCTGTTGCAAAAGCAACATTTTTAATACTACTTTCGGTGGCTGTGGATGCAGAAATAACTCGCCCCTGATTAGCGAGACCTGGGGCATTGAGGTGCATGGTAGAACCTTTGTAAGCATACCGCCATTTACGGAACCAAGTCCAACTATTAGAAATGTTGACGGCATTACAAGTGAAAGTTTGTAAGGCGGCAGGTACCATGAATGTTATTTCAAATGAAGGGCCAGTATACGGAATCAATGCTGTTCCAGTGGGATTAAAGACACTGACTGGTGTAAACCAATTTGGGTAACGAGCAGCATTATCTTGTTGCGTTGCGGTAAGGGCATTGACAGTGTCTCGAAGGTTGGCTTGTGAAGGACCTGAACCAAAGAAGCGAATGGCAATATAGTGTACCATAAAATAAGGAGTATTGAAAATGATGATTTGTGCTTGTTCTTCCGGGTCTTCATCGCTCACAGGTGATTCAAGAATAAAATCATCACGAAATTCAAGTGGGGTGGCGTCATTGCCACTAGAATCAGGAATACCGGTGAAGAAAGGGGCAGGATCTTCACCGCAAGGATTAAGAGCGCGTTCGATAAATGCAGCGCCAGCTTTAGTTCTAGGCATATGTTCCATCGCACAGACGATTTCTTCCATTTTGGTTGTGGTGTTCATATTGTTCGTGGGAATTTTCTCACTAATACGCTTAGTTGTGCGATTAACGAGAGATTTTACATTGTTATTTTTACGTCGATTACGACGAGGTGCACGTGCACGTTTTGTAGTGGTAGTTGTAGTGATTGTTTGCTTATTGGTAGACATTTTGCAATATTTAAGGCTCTACATACCTTCAATCTTCGTTCTTGCATCGAAGATAGTGAGTTTATCGAATGGGTAACGACCACGACCGAAATTGTGTAGGAAAGACAAACAAGCATCGATACGTTCAGAAGTCGTGCGGAAGTGTATAGAATTGACTTGGCACATTCTTTGGGCGACTTCAACGTTATTGCTGGATTTAATTAGATCAGCGACTGCGATGACATATTCCGGATACTTCTCTTTCGTGTAATTACGCGTCAGAACTTTGGCAGCTATCCGTGGAATGTTTAGAGCCGCACCATTACTGTTGATAACAAAACTGGTAAATTCTGCGGATTTAGCGACAGTCATTTTAAGTCTGAAACCACAATTACGATCAAGCTCAGCGAGTCGAATGTAGTTTGGTCGGATTCTTGTTGCTACAATGAGACTGTCATCGCCTTTGTAGAGTAGGTATTTGATATCCTGCCTGTCAACACATGAAAGTAAAATGGCTGCATTGAATAACGAGTTGCCTATCAAGGTGTCAACTCGGCCTGAATCCTTCTTGTTTTGCACCCTCACAGTACCCACTCTCGACTGCACATTCCTG